AAAGATTCAGCCATAGTATTTTTTATTATAAATATCTAATAAATTAATTTATACAATAATTGAGAAATGTAAATTTTAAGCATAAAAAACCCCCAATTAAGGGGGTTGTACTTTTATCCTTTTGTTTTTCTGATTTGATAAAAGGCTTCTAGAATCTGTTGGGTTAGTGTTGTATCATTTCCCCAACTAACCTTACTAACCTTTTTCAACACCGTTTGATGATATCTTAGTTATATCAACATCAACCTCACAAGCTCCACCAGCACAAGCTAGTTCACCAGATAAATCAGTATTGTCAACTAGTTCAACTACTTTACTTAGGTCAATATCATTAAGTGACTTCATCATTTTATTGTAAGTTTCCTCATCACAATCCTCAAAAGGAGCTTGTTGATATGTTCCACCGTTGTAAGGTAAAACTGAGAGTCCATTATAATATTCACGGTTATCCCACATCCAATCACCAGCTAATTCCCAATCTTCTTCTTTTAAAGATACTGTAGCTGATACATTGTGTGTGTTTTGTCCAGTTCTATGTCCAGGTTTAATCCATTCTTGTGAAACCTTCTTCACTCTTTCTAATAATTCAAAAGGTGATTCGTGTCTTAGAATAGAACCTTCTGGTGCCTTCTGTGGTACAGAAATAACAGCTGTATCATGTGGTCTAAATACTTCATCTTCAACCAACTCTGGATGGTATATAGATAAGTAAGTGTAGATAGCCTCATTTTTACCAACTCTAATTCTTCTAATATAGTAATCATTGTGCCAAGCGTGAATACCCGAAGACGTACCCAAGGTTAATGATGTTGTACCCGCTGGTTTAACAGTAGTTGTACGAGCTGATTCGTTAATACCGATTAATCCCGCTACTCTAGCGTTCTCAGTCTTAACTACTTTAGCCGCTTTTGTCATATCATAACCTAATACAACTCCAGAACCAATACCCGTCATAGATACCCCAATAAGAGCATCTTTTTCAGTAGTTCTCTTCCACACATCTCTTAGATAATGAAAGTCTGTGTATCCAGCTTGAAGTGTTCCAATAAAGGAAGCTGCTTTAACTCTGTTCTCAAAGTCTTCTTGTGACTCAATATCTGAAGCGTTTACCTCACATAAGTTACAGAATTGGAAAGGTCTAAGTGCTATCTCACAACATGGATTAGTTCCCCAATCTTTGTCGTATGAGAAATAGATACCTGGTTCTCCAGCCCCCGACAACTCAACTCTTTTCCATAAATCCAAGAAGAATTGTTTTGTAATTCTGTTTCTTAATAGTACTGCTGAGTTATTAGCTCTACCTCTTTGTGGATTTAATTCCCACCAAGGTCCAGACTTACAAGAAATCATTTCGTTATCATCTGCTGAGAAAAGAGAAATCAAAGCTGCTCTTCTAATACCACCTGCTAATACTGCGTCAGCAATATGACAGATAATATCGTGTACCTCTAATGTTGTTAATTTATCTCTATCTTCTTTTGAATCTAATACTTTTGTTATATTATGAATACAATCTTTTAATGGTTGTGGACCTGGTGCTTTACCACCCGATGTAACCAATAAAGCCCCTTTAGGTCTAATATCTGAAAAATCAAATATAGGTGTTGATGAATTAACTCCTAAATAAGATTTCATAAGAACTTTAATTGCGTCAGCCCATCCTTCGATTGAATCACTAACTAGATATCTTCTAGTTCTACCTGGGTTTGGTTTTCTAACTTCTGGTAATTTTTCAACGTGATGTTTTTGTACTGAGTATCCAACACCCGTACCACCTAATAACAAGAACATAGTTTCAGAAAATGAATCCATGTGGTCTATCGGTAGGTAAGCACAGTTGTATACTCTATTGGGTGATATTTCAATTGGTTTCCCTCCGAACTGTAGGGACCTCATTGAAGGTAAAACCTTTTTATCATAAACATATTTATACACCTCTTCAATCTCCTCTTTTAGTTTAGGATACTTCTTCTGATGCATTTCTTTGTTTCTAGTAACTAACTCCTCCCATGTCTCTCTTCTTTGCTTTTCTGGGAGAAATTTAGCGTATTTCATGTAGACAGTTATGTCTGATAGAATTTGTTTAGATAATTCCATTTTTTTTCTTAATTTTTAAATTTCGTTATTAATTTAATCAGATTCAGTATCTCTTTTTTCTCTCCTAACCTTTGCCATTTTCAACCTCTCCCTAGCGTTTTCTTCTTTTCTTTCTTCTACTTTTCTTTCATACCCTAAAAAAGTTTCTGAACTTTCTGTATCTATATAAACCCTACCGTTATCGAATGTACAATCTTCGAAGATGACACCATCTTTACCGAATCTTGATTTTAAAACCGCTATTGTTGCTCTATTACCTTCTTTTTGTGAAAGTGTTCTAGCGATTGACATTATAAAATGTCCTATTTGAGCCTTTTTTATGGAGCCACCCATTTGGTCACCAGTAACCACATCTGCTGAAACTGAACTTCTATTTCCTTGAACAGCTGTCCAACCTACTAGATTGTACTCTGCTAACATTGATTCAAAGGCTCTCATGACATTACCCTCACCAGACCACTCATCATTATATCTTCTAGTTGATTCAACACAATCAATATAGTCTAATACTACCATATCAGGTTTAAAACCAGTAGATATCAAATGTCTAATGTAAGTTTTTATATGATTAACTGTAACACCTTCGGATGTAAATTTTCTGATAATTAAATCATTCTCCATCCCTTCAGTTTTTTCTTTAATCATTTCAATCACCCCTTCTTTATCATCGGATAAAGAATTAAGTTCAATTCCACTCCAACACGAAGCGTGTTTTCTTTTAATGACATCTGGTATGTCTTCAAAAACAATTTGTAAAACGTTTAAACCAACATTGTAAGCAGTGTTGGCAATCTTTGTAAGTATAGTTGTTTTACCAACACCGTAAGGTGCTAATACAACCCCTAACTCTCCTCTAGACAAACCACCATCGGTTAATTCATCAATACCACTTATTCCCGTAGGAACTGGATGTCTAAAGTCTTCCTCCAAAACAGTTTCCCATCCTTCACTAATAGATGTACCATCATCTTTTTCTGCCCCAACTGATAGTGCTTCTTTCATTATTTCAGCACATTCCTCATATCTACCAAACTCACCATTATCAATAATCTTTGATATTTTATCGTTTGCTTTCTTGAGTTCTTGTTGTCTACAAAAGTTTAAGGATTCTAGTTGAACGAATTCCCAATCTTCTACTTCTAGATTTCTAATATCTTTAGTGATTTCAAAGACGTACTCCTGTGTGATTTTTTCTTTGATTTCTACTTTTAAAATCGTTTCTAAGGTATCCCAAGTAGGCATTTTCTCAAAACTCTCAAAGTAATCTTTTACTGTAGCTATTATTAGTCTAAAATATTCGTTGTCGAAATAACTAGTATCTAAAATATCTATTATCCTATCAGCGAACTTTTTGTTTGCTGGATGTAGTAATTGATTTATGAGTTCTGTTTGAAATTTGTAACCTAGGTATCCTAATGTAACTTTTTTATCACTCATTCTGTAAACTATTTAATAATAAATAATCAGTTCAAATTGATTGAACCATATTCCACATTTAATTTTTCTCTAGATAGTGTTTCGGTGATTATAGATATGATCTTTGGTATCATTTTTCTAATATCAACTGAATATCTTACTCTCTGTTGGTATAGATTTCCAGTGAACTGTCTCGCCGCAACTACTCTATCGTCAACCTTTATTTCCAAATCAAAAATATCCTCGTTATCGAATATATTTTCTCTAACAATATCCTCTTGTTTTTGTGGTTTATAAGGGTTGTAAGCTCTCCATAAATAATCTACAGATTTATTTTTTAAGTCATAGTTGATTAAATCAACAACGTCTGTGACACATTCATACATATCAGCAGAACCGATAGACTTTTTATTATACCTTTTTACATTAAAATACCTCTGACAGATAATATTTTTGTTAATGTATAAAATAAATTCACACTTCTTCATTTCCTTTCTTTTTTTAATTAGTTCTTTTCTTAAATTTTGTTTTCTCTTTCTTTGACAATCTAATAAATGGTTCCATAAAATTTAGGTAACCGTTTTCTCCACCAGGTAAAACATTTATAACACCATCCTCTATCATCATTTTAAGGACATTTTTATATTCTCTACCTTGTGGGTCTAATGGTAAATTTATTAAACTTTTAATTGATTGTCTAGCTTCTTCAGGTAATAAAGGTTCAGTTAAGTCAATTATTTTTTTATTAATCTCATAAAATGAACCTTTCTGACTACCTTTAGTAACACCATTCAGAATATTGTCTATAACTTTAAGAGGTTTTTTACCTCTAGATTCTTGAATCAACCTACTCTCTTCAAATACCTCTTCCAAAGTAACTTTACGTTCTTTTAGTTGAGGGAAGTGATTAAGTAAGGTATTTTCTGTTACTCCATCTATTCCTTTAATGTTATCCGTTGAACACCCCTCAATCATTTTAATTAAACCAGCGTTCTCATAGTGATGTTGGAAAAACCATTTGTAATTACCTATACCCACTTCTAACTTTTTGTCTGCCAAAAAAATGGTAACATTTTCATTAATCAGTTGACACATATCTCTGTCACTGGTATAAATCATTACATCCTCTCTCTTACCTCTATTTAAACAATAATATGCTATCAAATCATCTGATTCAACATCTGCGTGTTCATATTGTCTAATGAAAAGGTCTTCTGCGTATTGTTTGACTCTTAATTTTTGTAACTCATAATCTTTATCAAAGAACGTAGGTCTATTCTCCTTATACTCTGGATAATAGTCTAAACGTAAAGTTCCACCACGTTCACCATCCCAAGTGATAACTATTTTATCAATCTTATGTTCTATGATTATTTTACGTAAGGTACCGTAGAAAGCTGATATACCACCTATGTGTCTGTCTTTATGGTAAACGTTCTTAGCTCCGTTATATGAACGTTTCATAAGAACGTTACCATCGACAATAAGTGTTTTTGTGTTTCTAGGTTTCCCTTTAGGAGTTCTGAGACCCATGTTGACTAAAATTAAAAGGTTCAACAATAGGTTCTCTCACAGTATCTTCGGTTTGTGTTAATACACCTAACTCAAGTAATAGATTTTTAGCTTCTTCTGTTATTGGTTGTCCATTAACAAAATCTTCTAGTGGTTTTTGAATTATATAAAAAGAGGTTAATTGTGCTTTATCATCATCAATTAAAGCCTCTTTATTTAACTCTACTAATCTACTATAATTTATTCTCATTGAGTATATTAAGCTAATCCTTCAATATTGTCTTTCACCGTCTCCGTTTCGAATGAAGTATCACTCTCATCCAATTCTTCCAAACCACTTTTGATAAACATATCCATCCAATAATCAGCGTACTGCTCTTTATAAGCTGTTTCAGCTACTTTATTGTCTTCAATAAAATCATGTGGGGTTACAATTACTTTACCGTCTTGGTATCCAATACCATTAACGTGGTTCTTTAAGATAGAAATCTTAGACCTTGTAGCGTAATTGATTTTTCTACCACCTTTGACTGCGTTTAGTTTATTGGTACCAGCATTCTTTTGATTACCAAATAAGAAGATAAGTGTACTATTTAAGAAAATAGCTTCTCCACCTTTCATCTTAATTTTAGGTTGACCAAATGGATTGTCTGGTAACTCAACCCAAGGTTGATTAACAAACACAATTGTATTGGTGTAAGGGGATGTTTCTTTTCTAGAACCTGTGATTCTACCATTTAGACCCATACCGATTTTGTCAGCTAATACAGATGCGTTATGCATCTTACCACCTTTACCATCGAATGTCATCTTACAAGGAATAGACCCAACAGAATCCCAAAGGAAACAAATATCTTTTTGAATCTCTTTTTCTTGTGCATCTATTACCTCATTGATATAATCAGTGATTTGTTCTATGTAATCGAAATCATCTTTAAACAGAAAGAATCCTTTCCAGTCACCTGGTGAAACTTCTTCACACTCAAAGCCCATTAACTTAGCGTGAGAGAAACTCCATTTCTTTTCTGTTATAATAAAGACAGGTAAAATGTCATTTTTTTGACACCACATAGCTGCTTTAATTAAAGCGGTGGTTTTACCTGTGTCCGAATGTCCTAAGAAGACATTCAAATGACCCATGGCTGGACCAGGTACTCCAGTAGCTTTCTGGAATACCTCGCCTAAGTCAATAAATCTATCTTTCTTATATTTAGTCTTACTACTGAATTTATCAGATAAGGCTTCTATATCAAAAGTTTTTTTCTTAATTGCTGCTTTTTTAGCCATGTTTCAAATTTTTAGAATGGTTGTTCATCATCATCATTCGATGTGCTAAACATTTCATCGTTCTTACTTGTCTCTACCACAGTAGTATTAGTAGTAGTAGAGGCTCTCATTGAAGTTTCTGAATCTTCATCAGCTCCTTTAGCAACAAACTTATTTAGGTTTTTATCCCATTGTGGTGTTTCACCATCAGCAATAAGTTGTACATAATCCAAAGGTTGTGCCTTATAGATGTCTTTCCATCTAGTTTCATCAGTCATCCATGTTTTAGCTTTGTCAGACTTAGGGTCAGTCAAAACATCAACATCCTCAGCCATAATAGAAGTTATTTTAGCATAACCTTTATTATCTCTTCCCAAAATCAAAGTAACGTCTCTACCCTCTCTTGGGTCTGTGATGTCACCTCTTTTTGTGAACAATGGAATGATTTTATCCAAAGCTCCCTCACCTTTATAGTTATGTGGGAATCTCCAAAACTTAACTCCATCCTCTTCTTTACTTCTGTCAATTAATCTAGCTAAATAGAATTTTTTAGCTGAGTATTGAGTTGCCAATTCTTTATCGGCTTTGTTACCAGTTTCTTTCCAAGATTTAAATAACTCGTCAGAAACTTCACATAAAGGACAGTGTTCACCGTCATTATGTTTTCTACAATAGATTTTTCTCCATTTACCACCAACTTTGACTGAATGCCAATGACCTTCATCAAAAGGTGTTTCTTCTGATTTGTTAACTGGATGAACACCAGTCTTAGGAGGCATTAGTCTAATTGTTGATTCTCCACTATCAACACCCTCTTCTAATCTTACAGCAAAATATTTGCTCCAATCTTGTTCGTATGAGTTTCCACCAGAATTTCCTCCAGTTTTGTTTTTCTCATACTGTTTCGCAATCGCATCGAGTACACTCATTTTGTTTTTTTTTATTTGTTAATAATTTATTTAATTGTTGTAAATATAAACCAAATATATTTTAATGTAAAGCCATGAAAACAAAAAAATGGGGACAAAATCCCCATTTATTGATAAAAATATTTTATTTATTTTTTAATTACTTTCTGGACTGAAAGAATTTTCGATATCATTCTCATTGTAGTTATCAATATCTTCTGGTTTGATAACGTATTCTTTTTCTTGTCCGTCTGACATTTCTTCTCCACCAGATATTCTGTAATTTTTATCTTTAGCTGCTTTCTCTTCCCAATAATCAGTTAACTTCATATTGAAAGGGTAACTATCTAAAGACCTTAATTCTAATTTCTCTTCTGGAGTTTTAACTTCTTGTTCTAATTTATTTATTTTGTCAGCTATGGTATCCATTTTAGTTAAACTAGATTCTAAGTTACTTAACTTGTCTGTTAATGACTGTAGAAACTCAGTATTCTTTTCACCTACTGTTACTGCTTTCTGAGCTAAGTCTTTAGCTTCTTCAGATTTATCAACAATAGTGGTGACATCAATCTCTTCAACTTCTTCTTCGTCTTCTAGTTCATCTGCCGCTGTAAACTCTTCAGCTGTTCCAAATTCATCTTCCTCAGCTGGTGCTTCTTCTTCTGCTGGAGCTTCTTCCTCACCTTCGGGAGAACCCTCGTCACCAAAATCAAAATCACCTCCTTCCTCAGCTGGTGCCTCTTCTTCTGCTGGTGCCTCTTCCTCACCTTCTGGTTCATCTTCAGACAAATAAGTTCTTCTAGTTTTAGCTTCAGATACTACATTACCTTCTGATGGGTCATAACCTAAAAGATTATTAAATCTTTCTAAATCTTCGTTTAAATTATTCTTTTCCATTTTATCTTGTATATTCACTTAATAATTGTCTACCATCGTTAGTGATGATTTTTTTATGTTCTCTTTGAACTAACTCATCGTTATCTTTAATTAAACACTCTTCACCTTCACAACTTTTATCTTTATTCAAAAAGTTATTTAAGTTATCATTAAGTTCTTTTTCTTTATTTTTATTAGTGTTTTCCATAACTACTTTTTCTTATAAATATGCCCTTATTCTATAATCTTTCTTTTTATATCCAAAATGTCCAATTCGTTATTTTTGAGTAAAATGATTTTATTTTGGTAGTTAGACCATTCTATCTCATGACTTTTATAATCTATGTTACCAGGTGTTAAATCGAAATCTCTTTCTATTAATCTGTTTAGAGCGTTAATGGTGAAAAATGTTTGTCCTTTTTTATGTACTTGTAAAGTTCTTCTGAATTCTCTTCTAATATCAATTCTTTCTCCAATGTTTAAGAATATTTTAAAAGTTAGGACTAAATCTTCTTGTTCTGTTTCAAATATAAAAACACTCTCTCTTTTAATGGAGTGTCTTCTTTCTAACATGTCTAAAAATTTATCTAAATAAAAAGGATTAACAAAGGCTGCTAATAATATTGTTTTCTTCTGCATCTATTAGATATGGTATATATTTTGTTTCCAGATATTTTATCTCTTCTTTTTGTAGTTTTTTAATATCTAATTTATCTGTCACCTCATCAATTATGTCCCAAGACATAAAATCTAAAAAACCTAAATCTAAATGATAAACTTTTTTGTTTTTATAAAAATAGATTTTTTCTTTATATAAATATCCAATAAAATCCTTAAGTGTGGTTGAAATAAAGGAAAGAAGTTCTTCTTTTGAATTATAGTCCAAAGGGTTTATATTTTCAAAGTTTATTTCATTTTTAATTTTATTAAAAACTATTTCTTTAAACTCTTCTATCGACTCTTGGAATATTTTTCTTTTCTCTGTTGGTAAAAAAGTCCAATAGGTGTCCTCATCCATTTTATGTTTTAAGATAGAAGCTCCATTTTCTTTTGCTAAATCCCAACCAATATAAACTGTGAT